TGGAAAATCAATAGACTTTTGTTAAAAAATACAGCTAACAGAGCGGGAATTTAGGCCTTTACAGCCATGTCGTGGTAGTCGAGGATCTTTTCGACCTCATTCATGTTTGCCTCGTTCATCATTTCGTAGAAGCGCGGCGCCTCTGGAGACTGGACAGCAACGAGGATCTGATAGACAAGGCCAAGCTCCCTGCGGAAGAGATATTTTTTGTAGTAGACGAGGGTTCTGATACGTTCCATCTCGTCTCTTGAGAGCGTGATGCTGTTTTTATCTTCGAGCGCGGGGAGCTTTACCTCGCAGGTCGCGATGAAGTCGAGCGCGGTCTGAAGGTCCTCGCTTCGGATCTGGTCATACTTTGCGACCTGAAAGTGGGCATAGAGCGCGTGATAGATCGTCTGGTAAGCGACAGCGCTCTTCTTTGCGCGCGCCGAGATGGCCTTGCGGATCTGAAGCTGCTCCGCGGGGGTGAGGGTGGCTGCTGAGTAGCTCCCGGTCTTGCGGATAGCGGGGAGCACTTCACTTGTCACCCAGCGGCGAAACTTCTTGGCTTCTGGACGGCGGCTTTTGAAAATCAGAGCATAAAGACCAGACTCAGAAACGATTGAAATTTCTTGCTTTCCGCCGGGGGTGTCAATTGTATTTACACCCTTTTCGTCATCATCCAAAAGCGCAACAGAAGCACGGATATTCGAGAGTTGAAGAATCTTGCCGACATCGGCAGACGAAAACCACGGGCACCCGAAACGAGGATAGTTCTTACGGGGGATTTCTCAAATCAGAACACAGAGAGATTAGACATAAGCATGTCTCCTAACAAGGGAATTAAATCCCTGCCACCACAACGCCAAGTGTGGCGGGCAGGCCTTGCAGGTTGGCGTACCGGTGTTAGGAGCCGGCCTCCCAAAGGGAGCCTGCAAGCCCACCCATAAAAGGTGACCTGCACGCATAAGAAAAGCCGCATGAGGCGGCTATGCGCCTAACAGTCGGGACGCCAATCCCGCGCCCGGAATCCGGGCAGGGAAAATATAGCATATTGAAGATATTGCTGCTGAGCTTTACGCGGTTCCCCCAAACTCACGCTGAGACTCCCGTACCGACGGATTTCACCCACTTCCTGATATCGTCTACCTTGAACCTCGTGCACTTTGGGCTGAGGCGCACGGGCTGAGGGAACGAGGGATCTTCCTTCACCTTTTTCCACACGGTGCTTTCCCCAATCGAGAGCATGGCCGCGGCTTCTTTCACATCCACCATCAGTAACCCCAGCGGGGGGATTGTTCTGCCACGCTTCCTCATTTCTCGCTCTCCTGTTCATCTATTGCTTTATCTATAGCGGCCAAAGCTTCCTCCCCATATCCGGACACAAAAAGCTTGATTGCTTTTGAGATTTCTTTGGCTCCAGGACCGCTGATCGCATTAGCGTTTTCACAAGTCATTCTGTATTCCTTATGGTAAAGATCGCGCGAGCCTATCGGGTAGTTATGCTCCAGGAGCCATATCAGATACCAGCGCGCCTTTTTCAGGTCATCAACTGCATTCCCCTTATATGGGGCGCGCATCAGGTACTTCACAACGTTCCCAGAACAGAAATCCCGATCGGCAACGATCTCGATGACTTCGTGTGGCAGCTGGTTGTAGTGCGCTGGGTGATTGATTTTTTCTTCAGGCATAGTGGATCTCCTTCCCCTTAAGCCCCAGCATCCCGTCCAGTTCGGCTTCAGCCTTATCGAAAACCCAGAGGTTCCGGGACTCCTGGCTGTGGCAGGTGTTGACTTCATGTGGTTGATAGACCGAGGTGATAGCCTCAAAAAGCTGAAGCATCAGGTGTTTGCATCGCTTCAGCTGCGGGTAAAGGATCTTCTTGTGATCCAGCCAGCAGTTAAACGCCGCCTGCAGGCACTTATTCGCCTCAGCGATCACCTTCCGGTATTCATCCCGCTCGATGAGAAGATTCCCAAGCACCCACGCCATGACGAGCTGATCCTTGGTTCTCCCGAAAAGCCTTTTCATGTAAGGATCCTCCCCTTTGCTCCAGTAGATCGCGTCCAGGGGGAAGAGGAAGTCCTGCGCGAAATCATTCAGCATGTCAGGCGTCCAGTCCTCACCGCGGATCAGGAAACTGCAATGTTTCTCAGCGCTCGCCCAGGTGACTTTATGGTGGTGCTTCTTTCGAGGCTTCTTACTGGCGGGCATTTCCGCTCTCCTTAAGGCCTTTGCCCTCAGAGGGGAAGAAGTCCTCCGCCTGATCAATCAGAGCCTTCAACCGCTCGCACGTCTCTTTATCTTTCAGCACGTAATCACCCTGCAGTGTGTTGAAAGCCCCAACACGGATCAGCAGTTTCGGGTTGCCATTCCCGATTTCAATTGAGAATTTCGCTTCACACATTTTGTTCTCTCCTCTCTCCAAGATTCATGAGCTTCCTATATTGGCTGTCGACCTCCGCGAGGAATACCCGACAAGCCTCAAGCGTCCCCGCAAGATGTTCGGGGGCGGGTTCATATCTCCGGATAAAAAGCGTGAGCTCCGGATTCTTTGCCTCAAGCCGCGGGTCATAGTCAACATAGTCGCACCATTTCCTGCCAGTACAGATTAACTGCACGTCCATCTGCAGGAGGTACTCTGGAGCCGGGACTCCTGCCGCCACTCGGCGCAGATGCGTGACAGTCTGTGGGCATTTGATTTCTACAAGCCCATCCGAGCCGACCAAGCCATCCGGGGACGCTCCAAACCAAGGAATATCCGGGTGCGGGATGAAGCCCACCAGATCCACCATCTCGCCTGTAGCCGCTTCATACGCCTCGCGTGCCTCAGCTTCATGATCAATCCCCCACTGCATCGCCCAGGTCGTCCCGGAACTCTGCGCAACTCCGGTTGCCCGTTCCGCGATCAGTGTATCAATCAGATCCTGCCTGGATTTGAGCGGTTTCCCGGTCTTCGCCGATATCGCCAGCGCGTCAGCCGCGCGGGATGCCGTGAGACAGCCGCAACGGTCTGAGAACCACTTCGCGGTTCGCTGGAGTGGGTTTGCGTCTCCGTGGCTAAGTGATTCAGCCTGCATTTCCTTCTCCTCCTTCAGCAAATGCCTTCAGTTTTTCGTGCTCGCCTGACGAGACGAGGCTCTTTCTCTCAGTTTGAGAGACACTCTTGAAGAAAGTTCTGTATGCTTCGAGGCCGCTCATAGCGGCGCCACGGGCACGGTCCAGCAAATCCTGCGAGACTGGCGCCGCGGCTATCTCGGTTCCCTGTTCGGCGTCAGGGTCTGGCATGCCGATAACCGGGATGCAGAAGGTCTGGAACATCGCGCTCTTAAACGCGTAGCTCATCGCCTTGCCGCTTGCCTTGTCGCTGCTGTCAAGCCCTTCTCCGAGCGCCTGTGCGGTAAAGGAGCTCCCGTCTTCAGTGCTTACAAAACGATATGTAATCGTTGTCCGAACAAGGCGCTGCACACCGCCGCCCCGAGTGCTGACGGACTGCTCCGGTTCCTGGTCAATTCGCTCTGGGTAGATGATCAGATGGTGCTGATACAGAAGCGGGTTTAAAGCCGCCAGCACATCTTCAATCGAGCGGTATGAGAACCGCAGCCCTTCAGAGGATCGCTTCCCGATGCCGGCTCTGCCAAGTTCGCGGGCGACTTCCAGCACCGCCCCGTATACTTTTGCTGTGCCTTCCATCTCACGCTCCTTTCCTAAAAATCAGTGTTACATAGTTCATTTGAGTTCCTTTTCTCCCAGGTGGGATGATTGAGTTCGAGTGGCAAGCTTCTTTAATCTCAACCTGCGGTCAATTAATTGATCGATATGGTTATCAATCAGAAAAGAAGTCATGCATCTGCGCACCTCTTCTTGAGTCCCCCGATCTTTGTTGTTCCTGATGAGACCGAAGATGGCCTGAATAACAAAGATCACATCAAAAGCGATAAACGCATAGGCAAGCAACCGAACATTTTCAGAGAGAACACTCGTCATCTCACGCCTCCTTCTTTGGAAGTTTTCCTCCAAAAAAAATCCGCCTGACTTGCGCCTGGCGGATAGTTATGACTTTGGTAATCCTGCTAAAGAACCATGGCCCCAAAATATTCGTTAGAGTTATTCTGTTTAATTTGTGAGCGTCTTAATTATGTTTGCTAGCCTGTTAAATTGCTCTCGGAACGAATCCCTGCTGCGCTTCATCGTGTCTAATGCGTAACCGAATTGTTTTTGCTCAATAATATCTTCGTCAGTAAGAGCAAAAACTGGTTTAGAAAGACTTTGGCTCATTGCTATAAGTGAATTAAAGTCAGAAATGTGAGCAAGGTCATAGGCATTAAGCCCTCCTCCATTTTTAGGGCGGTTGGAATTTAAAACACTCTGGACTTTTCCCCGATCGACTATGCAATCAATTCCCTTTAACGAGGGGATTAAGAGAGTATCTATAGCCTTTCTTATCTCATTAATCCACCTTTCAAAAGATTTAGCCGGCTCTTGATTTCTAATACGGTAACGCTGTTGGATTGTTCCAAGAAATTGGGGATGATTGGTAAGAGAGGAGCTAGTTCGCCCTGGTACCGATAATTTAAAGCTATCAATTTCCAAGTGCCATGATTTAATATGCTTTGATAGTGATGAAATTGCTTGCCAACAGAAGAAATCAGGTGTTGTTGGCACAATGAAATAGTCGCTTGACATCAGCATTACTTCGTTAATTCCGCCAACATTGGGGCTCATATCGTAAATAATGAAATCAAACCCGTCTCTTTCAGCAAGCGATCTAATTAAACGAGGTAATGCCCCAGGAAGGTTTCGTGTGGCGGGGATGCCAACAGCAATTTTCAAAGCAATACTTACCTGAGAGTCCATATCTGAAATATTCAGGCTCCCAGGCAAAAGATATAAATTCTCATTTTGAGTGGGGAAAAGGTTACCTTTTTCATTCCCTAAAATGTTATCTGGAGTATCCCCGTCGATTAATTGCTCAACAATAGTCTTAAGAGTAAGGTTTGCCCGGCTTCCATAAAAATTGTCAAGTCCATTGCTCATTTTCCCGTAACCCAGAACAATCCCCGTCAGGTTACATTGAGAATCCAAATCAACGAGAAGTACCTTATAACCGGCGTCCGCCAGAGCCCACCCTAGATTAAATGCGGTCGTCGTTTTGCTGACTCCGCCTTTGTGATTAAATAAAGAAATTGATTTAAGCATTGCCTGGCCTCTTTGTAGGAAATACATTCTGTGTTCGGCTTATCGCCATTAAAACGTGCCACTAATTTTAACGGCTTACTAAAGCGCCCACAGATGCCCTCTGTTAAAAGAACATGTGTTGGCGTTTTGTCCTCCCTGCACTGGTGGAACCTGCCCCAGGCCTATGGCTCAGAAGAGCTTCATGAAGTTAGCCGCGTGAGGTCGTGCGGCTTGTCGCTCGGGCTCCCCGGCATGCCGCTGCCGGATCAGAGCCGTCCGGGGAATTTCACCCCTTGAACTTGCCTTTATCGCAAGCCCTTATGTCTGGAGCGAATCCAGAGATAAAGGTTCGCTCGTGGCAGGGGATCACACCCCCGCGATTGCGCAGATTGCCCAGTACACCCAGCCGAGCACCGTTGCCGCGCCGATGAGTGCGAGGAACAGGGCTGAGCCAAAGATGACGTTGTCTTTCATGTCTGTCTCCTGTTAATCGATCAGCTCGCACTCGGCGGCGGGCTTGCCATTGATATCCGCGATATCGGAGGTGATGCTGATTCGGTAGGTGTACATGAGGGCTCCTTATGTTTTGTTGGTTTTTATTTTAGGCATGCCAAATTAAAAAGTCAACATTATTTACTTTACCAAATTAGGTGAGCATAAAAAAAGCGCAAGGCAATAAACCTTGCGATGAGGGGGGGGGATTTTTTACTTGAAGTCTCGTTTGTTTAGGGACTTCACAATTCTGCCGAAAACGATTGGGGGATTGGGAGAGTTAGACGGGATTGGGAATGGTTGGTATAGATGATTATCAGAGATTGCCATAAGCCCGGACGGCATAATTTGGATTCGCTTCGCGTATAGCTGCCCCTCGTAAAAGAAGCACCAACAGCCATCCCGACGGTCCATGTTCTTCTCTAATGTGTCAATAACAAGGATGTCTCCATCGGCGAAAGTTGGCTCCATACTGTCGCCTCTTGCGGTAATTAATTGATAGCCGGGTCTTATAGCTGAGCTTATATTTTCCCGGAACCACCCTTCGGAAACGACCAATTCTTCAACTTGCGATTCCGATTCTGAGGGGAAAGCCCCATAACCACAGGATGCCGCCACATCAAAGCGCTTTAACACGACAGTGCCGTCCTGATCTATCGCATCATGCTGATGGGGGTGAATCTCTCCAACCCCCGTTATTAGCCATACAGCATTTACTCGTAATGCCTGCGCAATTTTATTAGCGGTTTCTGCCTTTAATGATTTTGTCTCTCCTGATAGCCAGTTGTTTACAGAAGCAGGGGAGAACCCCGTCATTCGTGCCAGCTGGGTCTGGGTGATCCCTCTGTCTTCTAATGCATAGCGAACTCGTTCAGCAAGGGTTGTCATAACTCCTCCTTGAGGTGTGCCTAACAAAGATTAGCAGAAGGGCTTGACTGCGTAATTTGGTTTGCCTAAAATAAATAAAGAAATAATTTATTGTGCCAAAAAGAGGATTTATGACGGAGAAAATCTCTCCAGAAATTTCTTCTAAGGTCATTCGGGCCTTAGGAGGGACTTCTCGAGTTGCCAAGCTTTGCAAGGTCAAAGCCCCCTCTGTTTCTGAGTGGAAAACAGGTGGAATGCCGCTTTATCGCTATGAATATCTTCGCCTCCGTTTTGCGAAGACCCTTGCCGAATTCCCGAAAAACTAGGAGAGGGTGGTGTCCTTTAAGTCCGTTGAGTGGGTAATGCATATGACGCCAACCAAGGGGCGCCCAGGGGATAAGTTTGTCCTCGTTACTCTTGCGTGGCACAAAAATGAGCAGACAGGGAAGTGCTGCCCATCTATCCCGCTACTTATGTCCGAGACAGGCATGAGTAGGGATTTCATTCGCGATGCCTTAAAGCGCCTTACCGCCGCTGGACTTATCAAGGTTTCTCGTACCCCAGGGGGGCGAACCGACTACCTACTTGTAGAGGGTAGTAACGACTACCGGGTACCAACCACTACCGGGGAGCAATTACTACCGGGAGAGGGTAGTAACGGCTACCGGGGGAGGGGAGTAACGGCTACCCCGAACATGGAAGTTAACAAGGAACTTAACAAGGAAGGAGAGACTCCCCCACCTCCCCCCTCGCCTGCGGCGAAGCGGGAGGCACAGACACACCGCTTCTCGCTCTCCGAGATCCCGGATGCTTGGAAGGGATACATCGAAGCCGTACGTCCTGATTTGGATCCTAAGAAAGTCTTTACTGACTTCAGGTTCTACTGGGAGAACGGCAGAGGTTCCTCCACCAGAAGGTCAGATAAAGGCTGGACGCAAAGCTGGCAGACATGGGTAAGGAGAGAGAAAGAAGCACAAAGAAGGGAAGGAGGTCAAAGAAGAGGAGAAGAGTTTCATCCTGGGGACCTGGACACGACAGGCTTTAGGGACATGTTCAGGTGAGTGTGAGGGGCAAAGGTGAATGAGGATGATCGAAGCGAATTGCCGAAAGCTTGGAGAGTTCGTGATTGTTCTCTTCCAAACCGAAAAGGAAGCACCACCATTCGATGGTGATGTGGTGAACATCCTTCCATCGGACAGAGTCGAGATCATCGATTGGTCTTTTCTTTGTGACCGAAAGGTTCATGTTCTGGCAGTAGGTGAGGATTCAAAGAATTATTCGGTCGGTTCTCTTGGTGACCAAAGAATGAGGCAGTGCATGAAAGAAATCCTCGCGGCAAGTCCTGCCATGGTGGTTTTCTCAGCTGAAGGACACGAAGGAACCGTGAAGGGCTTTATCAAACGTTTCAGAAGGAACACAGATGGGAGCAGCTATGCAGAGTTTTGAATTGAAGCCGGAAGAGGTGAAAGGCTTCTGGTCTGGTAGAAAGCCCTCGCCAGATATCATCCTTGCCGCACAGTTTCAATCCGAAATCATGGAACGGGTCGAACATCAGGCGGCGTCCGCCGGGGAACCCTGTCCGATCATCCCGAGGTTCCGGCTCAGGAAGGGGGAACTGACGATCTGGGCAGGCGGTAACGGTGACGGCAAGTCCGCCATGATGTCCCAGATTGCCCTGTCGATGATGATGCGGGGAGATTCAATCTGCATGCTGTCGTTCGAAATGGAGCCGCAAAGCACGATCCTTCAGATGATCCGCATGGCTTACGGGCGCCGTCTTTCCCCGAACGAATCCGGGAAGGTGGAGAAGTTCTTCGACTGGTGCGAGAAGAGGTTCTGGATCTACCGGAACCGGGGAGCGATTGACCCGGCTTACGCTTTGGACGCTGTCGCTTACGCAGCCGCGGCGAAGGGGTGCGCGCACGTCTTCGTGGATAACCTGATGATGCTCACCGGCGGGGATAACTCCGACCAGCTTTACCAGACTCAACGCTACATCGTTGAGCAGCTGAAGCGGATCGCGGTTGATTGCCAGACCCATATTCATGTGGTCGCCCATCTTCGTAAACCCTCTTCCTCTCAAAGCATGAAGTCACCGCCCGGGAGGTATGAGATCTCAGGATCCAGCGATATCTCGAACCTGGCGGATAACGTCGCTGTTGTTACCCGTAACCGGGATAAAGAGAACGAAGCTGAGCGTCTCCAAACAAAGAACGTCGGGTGGGATAAGGAAGCCGACACGTTGATCAAGCTTGATAAGCAAAGGAAGAACGGTCAGGTCATCTGGCAGAAACTTTGGTTCGAGAAGAAATCCGGTCAGTTCTGTCTTTCTCCTGAGCGCCAGCTGATGGAGCTGATGCCGAAGAATCTGAGCGGGGCAGATCTCACCAGGTCTCATCAGGCAGACGCTCTGAATGTGGCTGAGGAAGGATGGCTTTGAGGGCATGAAGAAATGATTTCAAACAGATTTATCGCGGAGACTCTCTCGGGAGCGGTCGAGGAGCTGGAGAAGGAAAGAGCCAAGCGCCACGAACAGCAGAAGAAGTGCCGGGAGAGAGCCTGCCGGGCGAGAGCCGCACGGGAGGTGGCGATGAAGGGGAAGGCTTCCTCTTTCTCTCATCCTAATTTAAACGCGCCAGGAGCTTCGAAATGAGATTTTCAGTACAGAAGGGCGGCGAGGGAGAAGAGAGGGCAGGAAGGCGCCTCCTTGCCCCGGGAAACGGTATCAAAGGTAAGGATAGGAGTACAGCATGGCATCAGTAAATCGTGTGATCCTTCTGGGTCGCCTGGGGAGAGACCCCAAGACGAGCGGCGCGCAGGGGCTGGCAATCTGCCGCCTCGCGCTTGCCACTACCCGCCGATACAAGGGTCGGGATGGTGAAAAGAAAGAAGAGACCGAGTGGCATAACGCCGTGGTTTTTGGGAAAACGGCGGAAGTCGCTCAGCAGTATCTCGTGAAAGGCTCTGAGGTCTATATCGAGGGGCGGCTGCATACGCGGAAGTACACCGATAAGCAGGGAGTGGAGCGTTACGCGACAGAGGTTATCTGCGAGTCCCTGCAGCTGGGGGCAAAGCCTCAGGGAACGGTGCCTGCTGCGCCCACTACGGCAGCCCAGTACGCCGCGGCGAAGGGGAGAGATCTCCCGCGGAACGCCGCATCTGCCCCTAACGAGGATGTCCCGTTTTGATGGGGAGAGGAGGAAGGTATGGCAAAAAAGCTGAGCCAGAATGATCTCTTGACGATTATCTACGCGCTTGAGCAATTCATAGGTGACTACAAGTTTTACGAAAAGTATCCACACCTCCAAGGGTATCCGGACCTTCAAGACGCTAAAGCTACCCTGAAGAAAGTCCTCGAGCTTTATACACATGTGGAGATGGAGGAGGCCTGAGGGATGTTTTTTAAGACGCAGCACAAGAACTACGGTCTCACGGCTCTCAGAGCGAAAGGCCGGATGAAGAAGGGAGAGCTTAACCGCACAGAGTCCAGCTACGCGCAGTATCTGGAGGGAGAGAAACAAGGCGGGAGAGTGGCTGACTACTGGTTTGAGTCTTTGAAACTCAAGGTCGCTGATGGTACTTGCTGGTACACGCCGGACTTCATGGTTCTCCTGCCGGATGGGAGACTGGAGCTGCATGAGGTCAAGGGCAGCCCGCGAGTCTTCTTTGACGATGCGAAGTGCAAGGTCAAAGTGGTAGCGACTTCCTTCCCTTTCGCGATGAAGGTTGTCTATCCGCGCGCCAAAAAGAACGGCGGTGGATGGGATGTTGATGAGTTCTGACGGGAGAGATACGTGATCGAAGACCGGGATCTGAACGCAAGGCTTGAGAACTGGGCGAGAGTTTACAGGGACCGATCATGCTTACGCGCATCGTGGCTTGCGAAGATGATCGCCCTGTACGGGGCGGAAGGCAGAGGCATAGCGAACGAGTGTGAGAAAGATTGCAGCCCTGTAGATGTAAAAGACGCCGCCAGGGTTGAGCGAGCGCTGTGTTCTCCACTCTATCCGGAGAAGTACAGGCTTATGGTTTGCGCGCTCTACCTTCGCCCGTCTCTCTCGGTAGGAAGAATTGGCCGGGCGATGGGGCTAAGCAAAAGAAGGTTCGATGAGGAGATTCACAGCGCTTCGGTCATGCTTTCTAATATCCTGGAGTTTTACGCTCGGGATTGCTCTTGAAAAAATAAAATAATGGGATATAATTGGGGGTACCAGTAAGCGAAAGACGCAAGAAGTACGATTGGAGAGCCGGTTGGCTCTCTTGTTGTGCCCGAAAGAAACAGCGTGTAGGTGCTGGTTAACTCCTCCAGATATACAACTCCATCCTCGGATCCGTACGCAGATCCGGGGATTTTTTTGTGCGGGAGACTTCGCGTGGAGAGAAACGAAAACAGCAGAAAAGGTGTGAAGGCCATCCTTAAGCTGGGCAAAGACTCCAGGGTTGAAATAGGCGGGGATCAAGTCCGAATTTTTGGGGAGGTTATGGTCAAAGGATCTGTGCTAGAAACCAAATCCTTGTCTAATTCCGGCTTGGACTCCCCCAAGAAGACCAATTTGTAGTTTCTTACGGTATACCGACCTCTCGGTAAGACGCACTCTTGGCCACACTGCGGGCAGATAGCGCCCTTGATGTGGAGAGAAGACTCGAAAATAATACCTTCCGGCATATCGATGCTGATTGTGTATTTGCAGCCGCATTCGCAAGTGTGTTCGAATGTGGCGCGTGAATACACTAGAGCCTCTAAAGTGCCATCGGGTTTAAGTGTTAATTCCGGCATTAAAGTCTCCCAGAAAGCAGGGGGAAGAGATAGGGGCGCAAGTGCATTGCCGATACCCCCTTTGGATTGGCTACCTTATGTATTAAAACACACTTGGGGAGGGCTAGATGGCTTTATTGCATATTTGCGCTTACCCAGGCTGCCAGGAAGCTATCCCTCTGTCTGATAAGTACTGTGCCCGTCATAAAGAGAAGGGCAAAGAACAGGCGGCAGAACGCGAAGCGAGGCGGAAGAGATTCAAAGGCTCCTCCGCTGAACGTGGCTATGGTTCTAAGTGGCGGAAGCGCAGAGCGGCATTCCTGAAAGAACATCCACTATGTGAGGAGTGTTTGAAGCGTGGGCTGCTGGTTAAGGCAACTGATGTGGATCACATCATTCCACATCGGGGGAACCAGAAGCTTATGTGGGATCAGAACAACTGGCAGGCGCTGTGCCATGCGTGCCACAGCCGTAAGACTGCCAGCGAGGACGGCGGCTTCGGGAACTCAATGTTTTGAATCTGTCGTCCCGGCTCAGTGATTGCAAAACAAACATCTTGGTCAAACTGATTGAATCGGAGAAGGTGAGCTGACGAAGCAGGGGTGAGGCGGCTTTAGGAATAAGGTGAAGCATGGTTAGAGACTGGGAACAGTTGCTACACGTTCTTGAAGACATAGAACGAGAGCGGGTCATTGATCGCCTGACGTCCATTGACGAAGCAGACGAGGATCTGTACTGCGGGCATCTTCTGCTGGCGGAAGACGCGGGGCTTATTGAAGGTCTCCATGTCCGCCGCCTTGAGGATGGAAGCTGGGGGTATGACAGAGAAGCCTACCCGAGGCTGACCTTTGCCGGGCACGACATGCTTGACGCTCTCCGTTCCAGCAAGGTTTGGAGGGAAGTGAAGCGTACAGCTTCTGAACTGATGGTGCCTATCTCTATGGAGCTGATCAAACACACGCTCACCAGCATGCTGAGCCAGCAAGCCCCGTGATTTAAGAGGGGGTGAGGCGGGTCAGATTTTGGACGCAAAAGCCCCTGAGACCGCGCCCTTCACCAATTTTTTACGCGTGCTTTTCAATTTTTGGATATGCCCAGGCTCAGAAAATCCGATGCGGAGAAATCGGCCAGAGGGACGCTGCAGAAATGCCGTTCTTCCAAGCCGTACCCGGTTTCGGGGAGTGTTTTGTCTGAAGAACCTCCCGTCGGGATTCCGGGAGACGCAAAAGATGTATGGGTGCTTGCGGTCAAGAACGCGCCGAAGGGGCGGCTGTCGGTTGTAGACGGGCCGGCGCTTGAGCAATGGTGCCGCACGTATGCTCTGTGGCGTCGGATGGCAAAAACAGTAGAGCATGGAGCCCTTTTTGATGAGGAAGAAACGACCGGGAGGAGGAAACTCAGCCCGGAGTTTCAAGCGATGCAGATTCTTGTCGGGACGCTGATCAAGCTTGAAAAAGAGCTTGGTTTTACCCCTGTCTCCCGCGCGCACGCGCCCGCGCAGGAAGAAGAGCTGTTAGAGAAAAATCCTTTTGAAGCTTGATGAAGAAACCTGATTACGTTGCCATAGCCAAGGAGTACATGCGCGGCGTATTGGATGGGAGTGTGCCCGCTTGTTCCTTTGTGAAGCAGGCAGTTCAGCGCCAGTTAAATGACCTGAGGCGATGGGGTCCCGAGGGTGGTGACTACTACTTTGACGAAAAAGAGGCTTCCCGGCCATGCTGGTTCATTGAGAATCTGACGCACACAAAGGGGGAGTTAGCGGGCAGGGTGATTCACCTAGAGCCCTGGCAATGTTTTCTCCTGACTACCTTGTTTGGGTGGAAGGCGAAGGCGGGTAATCGGCGATTCCGGTCAGCCTATGTGGAAGTCGGGAGAGGGAACGGCAAGTCGACGCTTCTGTCGGGAATTGGGCTTTTCTGCCTTTGTGCGGATCACGAGCCCGGGGCAGAGGTGTATAGCTTCGCGACAACGCGGGAGCAGGCGAAAATCGTCTTTGGTGATGCGCAGACGATGGCGCGGGGTAATCGCGCGCTGCAGGAAGCGTATGGGCTGGAGGTTACTGCGCACGCACTGTATGTCCCCGCAACCAACTCAACCTTTCAGGCGAAGAGTGCGGAAGGGTCTACTTTGGATGGCCTGAACACGCATCTGGCCATTATTGACGAACTCCATGCGCATAAGAAGAGAGACGTTTTCGACGTTGTTGAGACATCGCTGGGGAAGCGCAGAAATTCGCTAATGGTTTCGATCACAACGGCAGGCGTTGACCGGACGGGGATTTGTTATGAGCAGCGCACGCTCGTAACAAAGATTCTTTCAGGGTCGCTTCAGGACGAATCCTATTTTGGGATCATCTACACGCTGGATCCGGATGATGACTGGAAGAGTGACGAGGCGCTGGCAAAAGCCAACCCGAACTGGGGGGTGTCTGTCCGGCCTGAGGTCATACGGGCATTGCAGGCAAAAGCGATCGCGACGCCCAGCGCTGAGAACAACTTCAAGACGAAGCATCTTGATGTCTGGTGCAACGCGGATGTCGGCTGGATGGACATGAAGGCGTGGGATGCCTGCGCGGATGAAAGTCTGGATGAGTCGGATTTTGACGGAGAGCCGTGCTGGCTGGGGCTTGACCTTGCGTCTACGAGCGACATGACGGCGAAGGTGAAGATTTTCCAGAGAAAGATTGATGGTTCCAGCCACTACTACCTGTTTGGGGATTATTGGCTCCCAAGAACGGCGATTGAACGAGGGGTGAATTCTCAATACCAGGGGTGGGAGTACTTGGGGTATCTCCATGTTTGTGAAGGTCCAGTGACGGATTTCGCCGAGATACGAGATTCAATCCTTGAGGATTGTGGGCGCTACTCCGTTCAATCAGTGGCTTATGACCCATTCCAGGCCGTACAGCTCTCGAAAGAACTCAGCGATGACGGTGTGCCTATGGTGCTTTGCAAACAGACCGTCGCGAACCTTTCTGATCCTATGAAGCAGTTTCAGGCATTGGTACTTGATCATCGTCTGCATTTCAACGGAGACCCGGTTCTTACATGGATGGTAAGCAACGTGGTCTGTCATGTTGATGTCAAGGAGAACATTTATCCCAGGAAGGACGCTCCGGAGAACAAGATTGACGGGGTTGTAGCAGGGATCATGGCGCTCTCCCGGGCATTGCTGAATGACGAGCACCGGGCAATGGATTTGAATGAGTTTCTCAAATTATGAAGATATCCTCTATTTTTGGGTCTATTGCCCATATGGTGGGGTGGGGCTCACCTATCGGCGACGCGTCCGGGGTCCAGAACCGATTGCCAACGGGGGCAGCTGTCAGCGGCGTCCGTCCGATTCCGCCGGACCATGGCCTTCAGCTTTCGGCAGTATGGTCATGCGTCACTCTGCTTGCGGAAACAATAGCGTCTCTGCCCATTGTTGTTTATCGCAGAGATTCTGATGGGAATCGGGAGGAAGAACGGAATTGCCGAGTGTGGCAGGTGCTCCGCGCGCCAAATGCCAATATGACGCCGCATGATTTCTGGCTCGCGATGGGGCTGAATCGGTTCCTTCGAGGGAATGCGTATGCGCTCATTACAAGGGACGGTGCGGGGCAGCTTGTGAGTCTGACACCTCTTGCCGCTGACCAGATGGAGGTCGGCGTGGTAAATGGCGAGGTTGTCTATCAGTATTACAAGGACGGGAACCTCTACGAGTTCAGAGCCGACAAAATTCTGCATTGGAAGGGGCTGGGGAACGGCATTGTGGGGTTGTCTACGCTCGAGTATATGCAGGCAACCACGGCAGAGCTTGTGAATGCGCAGAAGAATGCCACAACGATGTACGGTAATGGCAACCAGCTGACCGGTCTGCTGATGATTGACCAGGATCTGACGGAAGACCAGATTCGGCAGCTGAGGGAGCGATATGGGAATCTCCCGCCGGTGACCGGGAATTCAAGCGATTGGCTTCATGTTCTTCCGGGGGATATGAAATATCAGCAGATCGCGATGTCGGCCGCTGACGCGCAGCTGCTGGAAACCCGGCAGTTTGGGATTGAGGAGATAGGTAGGTGGTTTGGTGTTCCCAGCGCGCTTCTTAATAGCTCTGGCGGTACGGCGGCAAGTGGGCTTGAGCAGATTATTGAAGGCTTTTATCGGTCGACGATTCAGCCGCTTTGCACTGGCCTTGAACAAACGCTTACGAAAACGCTGTTTACGGTTCTCGAAAGCGAGACGCTTAATTGCGAGTTCAAGATGAGCGCGCTTCAGAGAGCGAATATCGCCAGTCGGTATGACAGCTACAGCAAAGCACTCCAGAACGGCTTCATGACACGGAATGAGGTGAGGCGGCTCGAGAACCTCCCGGTTGTGGATGGCGCGGACGCGCTGACTGCCCAGAACAATCTTGTCCCGCTTGACAAGCTTGGGGAGCAGAAAAACACCAGCCAGACCCCGCTGGGGGAACCAATTAAGCAGTGAGGCGCATATGACGCAGATTATTGAAAAGACGCTTTCGCTCGATGATGTGGAACTGAAGACAGAAGGAGACGCGGGAGTTTTCCGCGGTTACGCCTCAAAGTTCAACGGCATTGACAGCTATGGTGACACCATTCTCCCCGGAGCCTATCAAAAGGTCCTGGGAGAGAAAATGCCGCCGATCTTCCTGAACCACAACACGATGGATCTCCCGATTGGTCGGTATACGGCGATGAAGGAGAACGCCCAGGGACTTTATGTTGAAGGGAAGCTGACCCTTTCGATTCAAAAGGCCCGGGATGTCTATGAAGCGATGAGAGCGGGGACGATTGACGGGCTCTCCGTTGGGATCCTGCTTTCCAAACAGGACTATGACTGGAACGAGGACGGCGGACGGAACATCAAATCAGTTTCCGGGCTGCGGGAAATTTCAGTCTGCACATTCCCCGCTGATGACCGGGCGCGTATTGGCCTGGTGAAGTGTGAAGACATTCAGGGAGCAATTTCTATTCGGGAGCTTGAAGAGAACCTGCGGGACGCAGGCCTGTCCAAAGCTCAGGCTCAGGCCTTTATTTCGAAGGCCAAAGAGCTGATTCTCAGCGAAAGGGATCAGAGGGATTCTGAGTCTGAAGCTGAAAAACAGGTACTGGCGAAACTTAAGACTATCGCCGGAAGGTTCTAACTATCAGAGGAACTGATATATGGCAACAGAAGAAATCAATACCGCTCTTGAGGCTCTTTCCAAGATTGACGCCTCTATCGCGGGCATGCAGGAATCCGTTAAGAAGGGCGAAGCCGCGCAGGCGGATGTCCAGAAGAAGATTGACGAGCTGGGAGAGAAGCAGGTGCTTTTTTCCCGCCAGCTGCTGGATATCCAGCAGAAAGCCCAGAAGGCAGAGGGTGCCGCCGATCTGGTTGATAAATCGATTGGGGCGCAGTTTGTAAACTCTGATTCCTATAAGCGCTTCAAGGGCACTTCGGGCGCTCGTTCCGCGTCGGCTGAGGTTTCGAATAAGTCGGCAGAGAATCCCGTCACTTCGGCTCAGGCAAAACTGGCTCCGTATCGTGTTCCGGGTATTGTCCCGCTTGACACTCGTGAGCTTACGATTGAGGGGCTCTTCCCGAGGATTCCGACTGCGGCTCAGACGATTGAGTACATGCGTGAGAAGACTTTCACGAATGGAGCCGCTACGGTCGCGGAGGCGGCGATGAAGCCCTCCTCCTCTTTCGAGTTCGAACTGAAGCAGACCCCTGTTCAGGTGATCGCGCATTGGACCAAGATTACCCGTCAGCTTGCTGATGATGCTCCGGCTCTCCAGGCTTTCATTAACGCGCGCATGATCTACGGTGTGAACCTTGCGGCTGAGGATCAGCTTCTGACAGGGGATGGGACTTCTCCCAATCTGTCCGGCATTATGGCGGCGGGGAACTATACCGCTCAGAGCTTTAAGCTTGCCGACATTGGCGGTGCCGGCTCGACGATGCTTGACCTGCTCCGCGTGAGCTTCGCGACTATTAACGCCGCGGGCTTCCGCACAAGCGCGGTAGTGCTTAATCCGGTGGATTGGGCGGTTCTTCAGGGGCTGAAGGCGACGGATGGTGGGTATCTGCTTGGGTCTCCGGCTAACTCCTTCGCGTCGTCTTCGATCTGGGGAGTCCGCGTAGTTGAGTCTGCCGCTATGGCTAAGGGCAAGTTCCTTGCCGGCGACTTCGCCCGTGCCGCAACGGTCTATGACCGTATGTCTACGGTGGTCGACATTGCCGCGCAGAATGAGGATGACTTCATCAAGAACCTCTATACGATCCGAGCCGAACGTCGTCTTGCGCTTGCGGTTGAGCATTCCAACGCGGTTATCGGCGGCGCGCTCGCTGTTCCTGAGGCTTGATAAGCCATAACCGTTTGGTTTGACTGGGGCGGGAGAGGAAACTCTCCCGCTTTTTGTATGCGAATTGAATTTCTGAAAGACAGCCTTTCAATGATTGGTCGCCACAAGGCTGGAGATGTTGAAGAGATTTATGACCCATATGCCGTTGTTTTGGTTGAAGCCGGGCTGGCACAGGCGGCAAAAGCTCTCAAACCGGTGGGCAGACCGCGGAAGGCAGTGAAGAAGGGCGGGGAAAATGAGTGATGTTGTTGGCGCCGTAGATCTGGAGACAGCGAAGAAGCAGCTGCGTGTTGAGTACACCGAGGATGACGCCCTTATCACAGCATATATTGCCGCGGCTACCGCGCAGTGTGAGCAGATATGTGGGCGGGAGATCGTGAAGAGGACGGATAGCAACGCGCTGTGTGAGTCTGTGGATACCGTCCCCGCGGCAGTCAAAACATGGGTGCTCCTGACCGTAACGGATCTGTATGAGAAGCGGGGGGCGTCTGAGAGCCCAGTGGCTACCGGTCGGCGGTTTTATGACCATTTGCTGGATGGGTATAGAACTTTTTGAGGGGCGATATGCAGCTTCCGACGGTAGGCGAAATGAGAAGGCGGGTTGCGGTTTATAACGTTGCGTTCTCTTCTTCGGGGGCTTCGGCGCTTTCAGAAAAGCGAGTATTGATGCTGGAAGCGTGGGCGAAGCACGAAATAGTGGGCGGGCAGAATTACTGGGACTCGGTGAATGTTGAAGAAACCGTGACAGATCGATTCATTATCCGGTACTCAAAGTCACTGCAGACGACCCCTCCAAGTCTGAAACGGATGATTGAGCTTGATTGCGATGGGATTACGTATCGCGTCCGGCGCGTCACTGACATGAATGGGGTGGGGAGATTTACCGCACTTGAATGTGAGGCACTCCATGGATAAAGCATCTGCGCTTGAGTTTTCGGTTCGGTTCCGGAAGCCCTTCCGTTTTGTCGATTTTGACACCAAGGTGCTGAAACGGTCATTCCGAAAGATAGGACAGAAAGTCCAGGGGATGGCCAAGAAGAACGTCAGTACCAGAGGAGTTTCGAAGGCGGATGAATTCCCGGGGATGAGTACGGGGAAACTCAGGGGCTCGATTAAGTACCGGGTGTCCCATTCAGGGTTTTCGGTTGGTATTGCCAACTATATGACCAACAGCATTCGGGAGCGGGGAGCTTATTACCCCGCTTTTGTGTATTGGGGGCATAGGGCGCCGGGAGCGGACAGGAACGCGCTTCGTAAGCCGGACAGACGGCAGCAGCACAAAAAGAGGCACGGGGAAAAGGTAGCGGCTCCTCGCAAAAACTGGATTGTTGAGGCGGCCAATCAATACGGGAATGAAGCGTATCAGAAAGATATGGCGGAAATTCTTGATGAGGCACTTAAGCCGGGGATCATATCGGGATGAAGCTTGCGACGATCATTTCAGCTCTTAGAGCCTACTGCTCGAGTTTTGAAGGGCGGGTTGGGGGCGCGGCGGAATACGCGGCCATTGATATTACCAATCTGCCGATGCCTTGCGCCTTTGTTTTGCCGGTATCTGAGATCGGGGAAGACATGGACAGCATGGGGACCGATTACCGACAGCGTGTCAAACAGATCTTTTGTGTTGTTATTTTGGTATCTACGGCTGATCAGGAACGAGGGCAGGATGCTTTTGACGCGATTGAAGATCTGAAGGCTGAGATTTTCAAAGCGATTCTAGGAACCTCAACCGCCGAGACGGATGAGATTGTCTATGAAGGCTATTCAGATCCGGATCTTAATCGGGCCCGGCTGGCGCTTCAGCTGTCTTTCTCTGTTTCTTACGACGTTGTTGACGCAGATACGGGGCATGGGCGGGAGCTTGATGGCTTGCCTGATTTGAAAGGTATTGATTCGAAAATTGATCCAGCCCCGGCGGACTGGGTTGATGCAGTAAGTTTTAAGGTTAATTTAGACAAAAAAGCGGGGTCTTAAATGGCAATTTCGTTTTCAAATATTCCCAGCGGGGTCAGAGTCCCGCTTTTTTATGCTGAGGTTGATAATTCCCAGGCGAATATCGGGTCAAACAACCTGAAAGCGCTTCTGATTGGGCAGAAGGTATCCAGTGGCAAGGCAGAAGACGGAGTCCCGGTTCTGGTTACCGGTGACAGCCAGGGGAAAGAGCTTTTTGGCCATGGGTCGATGCTGGCGCGGATGAATTCAGCGTTCCGCGAGAATAACAGCGTTGGCGAAGTATGGGCTATTGCTGTCTCCGACCCGGAAGGCGGGAAGAAAGCATCAGGAACCCTCACTTTTTCCGGGGCGGCCACGGCGGCGGGAACGGTTTACGTTTACATTGGGGCGGATTGCGTAGCTATTAATATCCCGAACTCCTCAGACGCTGCCGCAGTTGCGAAGGCGGTCACTGCGGGGATTAACGCCAAAACCGATTTGCCGGTAACGGCTGAAGCGTCAGAAGGTGTTGTCACGATCCAGGCAAAGAATACCGGTGCATATGGGAATGACATTGCTCTGCAGTTGAACTTCCAAGGATATGCGGCGGGGGAGGAACTGCCTGAAGGCATTGCGTGCGAAGTTGCCACTCTGTCAGGGGGATCGGGAGAGGTCGATCTGGAGGCCGTTATTACAGCCATGGGGGATGAATCGTATGATTTCATCGCCATGCCATACGCGGATGGAGCTCATATTGCGAGTTTCACCACGGAAATGAATGACAAAACCGGCAGGTGGAGCCCTATCCGGCAGATTTATGGGCATGTGTATACCGCGAAGCGTGATACCGTCAGTAACCTTCAGGCGGTTGGGAAAGGGCTTAATGACCAGTACTTAACGGTGATGGCCGTTGAGCCGAAATGCCCGAGTCTCGCGGTTGAGGTTCTTGGGGCGCTGGTCGGGAGCTGCCTCACGGCTATTCAGAATGATCCGGCGCGTCCGCTTCAGACGCTTGAACTGGTTGGGATTACGCCTTCTCCAATTGGGAAGAGATTTACCCTTACCGAGAAGCAGACACTGCTTACATCGGGAATCGCGACCAGTTATGTCGCGGGTGGGTATGTGAGAATTGAGCGCTGCATTACGACCTATCAGACAAATAGTCTGGGGGACGCTGATACCAGTTATCTTGACAGCAACACACTCCATTCTTTGGCTTACATCATTCGGCGCCTTAAGAGTGTTGTCACGTCTAAGTATCCGCGCTGCAAACTGGCGGATGACGGGACTCATTACGGCCCCGGCCAGGCGATTGTTACGCCTTCTGTAATCAAATCAGAAATTATCGCCATGTATTCCCGCCTGGAGACAGAGGGCATTGTCGAGAACGCGGAAGCATTTGCTGAAAACCTGATTGTTGAGAGAAACGCGTCAGACCCGAATCGGGTAGATGTACTCCTGCCGCCCGATCTTGTGAATCAGCTGCGGATTTTCGCGACACTGGTTCAGTTCCGTCTTCAGTACAACGAATGAGGATTTAGAAAATGGCTAAAGGCATTGCGGGTACGTGTTACCTGAAGGTTGACGGAGAGCAGCTTTCTGTCAGTTCCAATTCGATTTCCATTCAGTCCGCGGAGGTGAAGCGGGAGGCTGTTATGGGGTCTACCGGGCTTGCCGGATATTCGGAGGAAGCGGTTGCCCCGACTATTTCGGGGACATTCAATGTTACGGCGGATTTCCCGCTGAAGAAACTGTTGAATGGGACAGAGTTCACTGTCACCGCGGAACTGGTGACAGGGAAGGTTTACACGCTTTCTGACGCTTTTGTTTCCGGTGATGTGAGCTACAAAACCGGAGAAGGCACAATTGAGCTGACTTTTACCGGCGTTAAAGGAGCGTGGTCCTGATGGGAGCGGCAGAATTCAAACTTACGGCGCCGATCAAGCGCGGCGAAGACACGATTGAAGTACTGGAGCTGCGCGAGCCGACCGCTAAGGATATCAAGGTGCTTGGCTTCCCGATTACCGGGGAGAAGCGTGTCGACGCGGCAGTTGTTTACGACTATATCGAGCGGCTGGCGGCTATTCCTCCGTCTACTGTGGATCAGATTTCGGCTTCTGATTTTATTGGGCTGATGGCGCTGGTCCTTGGTTTTTTCGGTGGTGCGCCGGAATAAGTGAGAAAGAGTTCAGGGGGCGGGTGTTCCAGCTGGCGCACTGGTGGGGCATCAACCCCTTTGAACTTGAAGAACGGCCTTTGTCTGACATCCAGGAACTGCTGTATCAGGCAAACGAGATTCACGAAGAGGAAGAACGATGGCGGCAACAAACAAAGTATTCTCGCTGAAAACTGTTCTTGCCTGCCAGGACGAAATATCCGAGAAACTGAAGAAAGTCAGGACGAATCTCAGGAGCCTTGATCGGGCTTTTGACAGAGTGAGCCGATCCGCTGGGGACGTTGCCTCAAAGGTTTTCGCGCCATTGATGGCAGTAGGCGGCGCGGGGCTGTTCTCTGTGGCTTCTTCTGTCCAGACGTTTATCGAGCTGGGAGACGCAATTGACAAGGCATCTCAGCGGGCAGGGGTAGGAACCGGAGCGCTGCAGAAGCTTCGGTTTGCCGCGAAACTTTCCGGGATGGAAGCCGAAGAAATGGATCGGGCGCTCTCCAAGCTCTCCGGGGAGATGGGGAAGGCCGCGAGTGGGGAAAATAAAAATCTTCCCCAACTGTTTTCTGATTTGGGCGTTTCATGGAAAGACGCAAAGGGCCACGTTAAAGATTCCGCAACGGTATTTCGGGAACTCTCTGAGGCGATCAAGGTTAATGAGAATCCCGCGACAAGGCTTCAGATTCTTACGGACGTTTTTGGCGACAAGCTGGCCGCCAGGCTGATCCCTCTGATGAAGGACGGGGCAGCCGGGCTTGACGAAATGTCAAAGAAAGCTGAAGAGCTGGGGATTGTTGTCAGTTCTGATGACGTCAAGGCGGCAGCTGAGCTTGGCGACACAATGGATATTTTCCATATGTCACTTTCAGCTTTGCAGACGACCATTGGCGCGCGGCTTGCCCCTGTCATCAAACGGGTGGTTGAACGTCTGGAAGATGTGATCGGGAGAAACAAAGAGCTGATCAGCCAGAAGATCGCGGAGGCTGTTCAGGCATTTTCTGACGCCTTGGAGCGCGTTCCCTGGGACACCGTCATTACAGTGATTTCATCGGTAATCAGCGCTTTTGGGTGGGTGTTTAACGCTATCGGCGGAGTGAACACAATTCTCGCTGTATTGGCGGGTGTGGGCATCGGACGTTTTATCATGAGCGTCGCCCGGCTTGTCAGCGCGCTGAATGGGGTGAGAGTCGTTTTTATGGCGTCTTTCGGGCTCCCGGGGCTTCTTATCGCGGGGGCTGTTGCCGCGGTTGTGTATTTGGCGACTGTAATTTATCAGCACTGGGACGTCATTTCGGAGAAACTGCGCATACTCGCCGCAAAATTTTATGAGGTGGCGGGCCCGGTTATCCGTGTTTTGAAAACGGTATTCCTGGCCTTTGCAGGAGTGCTGGCTGTTTCCATAGGGACAACGATTGACGCCATTTCCGCGATCATACGTGGGCTTTCTCCGGTTATCAGAGTGATAGGCGGAGCGCTTGTGTTTTTGGCGGGGATGGTACGCGATGCTTTTGTCGCGCTTACGTTTCCTATTCGCGCGGCATGGGATGCCTTGAAACCTATCCTCCAGCCGATTTTTGACTGGATTATGTCGAAGCTTGACGCGCTGGCCAATCTGGCGCCGTCGTGGCTGAAAGATCTTGTCGGATGGAGCGGAGGAGGAACAGCACCTGCACCCGCAGTCCCAGGAGTCCCTGCTACCGGTGGTTCTCCCTCATCTCCGGCCGCTGGAGTTGGCAGCATGACGATTCATGTGGTTGGGGAAAACGGGGCAAAGGCGAGAATCGATAATCTGGATGCCCGCAATATGAATATTTCGGCGGATGCGAAGAGTTATGACCCGGGAGATTCTTTCTAAATGACAGTATCATCGGCAGCAACAGAAGCGCAGAAAAATCTCATGGATGCGTCGTACCGCGGAGTTCCGTTCTATGTCACCAGTACAAAGCTGAAAGTGGGACGGCGAGTGGTGCTTTTTGAATACCCTCAGCAAGACAAACCTTTTGTAGAGGATCTAGGGCGGGCCGCCCGGATTGTAACGGTAGAGGCGTTCACGACCGGGAGGGATTATGTCGAGCGTATGAGCGCGCTGGTTAAGGCGCTCGAGACGCAGGGCGGGGGCGAACTGGTAGACCCGTGGGTAGGGAGGATGACAGCGACGCCTCAATCTGTCAGCCAGGTAACGTACACAACAAGGCTTCGGCTGGCGCAGATTTCAATCACGTTCGTGGAATCTGGTGAGCTGTCCTTCCCAACGGCCGCAATCAGTACGCACGATGATGTTTGTATTAAAGCGGATGGGATAGCTGAGGCGGCACAGAATTATGTGGGCACGGCAATTGACTTGTCAGGGGCTCAGGATTTTGTGGTCAGTAACATTGTGGGAAAGCTTGAGTCGGCCCTGAAAAATGAGGGGATACAATCGCTCGCCACGATGTTTAAGTTAGATAAACTGGATGAACTGGCAAAGGTGGCCGCGACGGTTCTGACGACGGATCCGGGCGCTTTTGCGAGTACGCTTGTGAGTTCGCTTGGTCTTGGTTCTTTTGTAGAAACGGTGAGGGACTGGCGGCGGGTGGCTTATCTTGCCCAGGGGATTTCATATGGGGCGGATTTCAATGTAAGGGATTCGATCCTATACCCATCCGGGACGGCTGATTATGAAACCGCGAAGGCTGTTGAGGCTATTAACACGGGGATTCGGCTGATCAGTATCAGTAACGCCGTTGGGGCGGCAGGCAACATTGGGACGGGTCTTGATCGGGTAGATGAAACTCAGCCTTCCCAGGTGATGGCTTATGACGACATGATTGCGGTACGTGATAGCCTGCTTTCCGCGATTGATAATGAGATGCTGAAGGTGTCGGATGACAGCGTGTACTCAGCGCTTTCTTTGGCTTACTCGTCCGTGTGGAATGACATGACGGTCCGGGCAGAAAACAAAGCCCGGCTGATTGACTACACCCCCGAGGAGATCATGCCGGCGCTGGTGCTGGCTTATGATTACTACGGAGACGCCGCGCGGGATACTGAAATTGTTGAGCGTAACGGCATTCGAAGACCGGCGTTTGTCCCCGCGAAGCCCCTGAAACTTTTGAGTACTTAATTTTTCTTTTTAAGATCCCTCCCGGGCGGTAAGATGAAATGAGAAGCTTTTCTCTGCCTACGCAGAGGTGTTTCTGCTGATGGAGGGGAGCATGAGAAAGATTTTCGTATTGCTGTTAGGTTTGCTTGTGGCAATCCCTGCCGTTTCGGCTGGTGGGAATTCTCCCGAGAGAAGGGCCTCCATTTCGTCGCCGGATAAGCCCCTGCATGGAGAAGCTACTGCTGCAGCTTCCAGAAAAGGGAAGTTTGATAAAAACGGGGTTTATGTTTCCCCTAGCGGATATGTATTTAGGGCAGGGAAGGGGGGAACCGTCAGGTTGGGGGAGCCTATCCAAAAGGAAACGCCACCTTCATTCCTTGACATGAGAAGGGTCGGACGGAATGGTCTTGGGGAGGTTTGGGAAGACACCAGAAATGGGCGCACCTACATATGCAATGAATCGGGGTGCCGATGAGACGGTAGTTAAGGGGGGGGATTAAGCGCTCTGGGAACAGGGCGCTTTTTTGTTATGGAACAAACGGTCGTAAAACTTCTGATTGGTGGTAAAGAATACCGCGCGTGGCAGCTTGTCAGCATATCTTCAAAGCTGCTGAGCTACGCGAGAGTGTTCAGAGTGGGTTTTACCCGTGAGTCAGCGGGGACTGGGATAGGAATTAAGATCGGCGATCTGGTGCGGGTAAAGATTGATGATGACCTGGTTTTGACCGGATACGTAACCAAGACAAATTTCTCGTATTCAGAAAAAGGTATCGAACTGTCCATAGAAGGGGCGAGTAAAACCGTTGATCTTGCCGAAGGATATATGGCGGTTAAGAGCGTTAAGCAATTCACGAATCTGACAGTGTCGCAGACGCTCCAGCTATTGGCAAAACCGTATGGAGTGTCGGTAGTCCGTCAGAAGGCAGGGAAAGACCCAAAAGCGTCAGTGGCTATTGCCGCCACAGATTCCATAAAAAAGATTTTGGATGGCGTGGTGAAAAAGCATACCCTCGTCATCACGGATAATGAAAGCGGCGATTTGGTAATGGCGAGCCCCGGCGGTGGTGGGCGCACCGCTGACTCTCTGGAGTTAGGGAAAAACGTCTTATCCGGGGACCAGACATTTGATTCTTCAAAACTGTTCAGCCGTTACTATGTGGTGGGGCAGCAGTCCAACTCGGGGAGCACTCATCCGGTTTCTGTGAATGGAGCGTTCAGGTACGCGGAGGATAGCCTGGTACAGCGTCCCCGGTATTACGTAGAGAAGCTAAGTGGGTCTCCCACGGCTGCGGATCTCCAGCAAAGATCGGTTCTTTTGGCCGAGTACCGTCGCGGGCAGGCTCAGGCTTTGCACTACACCGTGCAGGGGTGGCGGCAAAGCGACGGCAGCCTGTGGAAGGTTAATCGGCTCTGCCGGGTTAAAGATTCTATTTTGGGGGTTGATGCTCAGTATTTGATTACAGAGGTCAGCTTTACGAAAGATTCCGGAGGATCCAAAACCCAGCTGACGCTGATGCCGCCTGAAGCTTTCGTCATGATGAATGAATCTCCTGATGAGGCGATGGCAAAGAAAGCCACGAAGAAAGCGGCGGCAAAAACTGGTAGCAGCAGGAATTATGTGAAGGCGACGGTAGCTGATGCCGCATGGACGGGAAAGTAATGCTTGATGATATTAAAGACGCTATTTGGAATTTGATAGTCAGAGGACGCCTGACGGGATCGGCCGGGAGGAAGAAGATGCGAACTATTCAGGCCGAGACAATGGCGGGAGACCTCCGGGATGATGTCGAGCATTTTGAGCCGTATGGGTTCACTTCTGAACCGAAGACCGGCGCTGAACCGCTTATTGTCGCTTTGGATGGGGACAGAGAGCATTCGATCGCGATTTGTGTCGCTGACCGCCGGTACAGGCTGACAGGCCTTACTTCCGGGGAGGTCGCTCTTTACGATGACCAGGGGCAGGAAGTCGTCCTGGCTCGGGAGGGGATAAGGATCCAGACGGATAAAACTTTGGCTGTGGACGCCCCGGCGGCTGTATTTTCCGGGTCAGTCACAGTAGAGGGTGACATCGTGGGGAAGTCTCAGATTTATGACGCGAGGGGCAGGCTGCAATCGATCCGCGACACTTACAATAACCATACACATAACGGCGGCAGCTCCCCTGATCAAAAGATGTGAAGGGCACATCCGATCACTCTTGAGCTGATCAAGGTGGGATTAAAAGCTTTGGTCTAGCTACAACACAATTCAATATAAACATAAACCCAGTCAGACGGGATTTCTGGCTGGGTTTTTTATGACCTCAGTAATGGTGAGGACACATGGGAATTATAGCCATGCTCATCTTAAAACTACTGGATCCGGATCAAAAGATAAGGCTCTGGGGACGAGCGCTTCCTTGGTTAAAGCTTTTTGTATCAGGAATAATTTGTCGCTTGGGAGGGGGATGAAATATGCAGTTTTTCTTAAACGGCAGGCATCAGGCGACACTTTCAGACTTTGATACTGAGCCACTGGTTCGTTCCATCATCATCAGCCTTTTTTCCTGGAAGCGGGCTGGGGAAGATGATGCGCTGCCGGGGAAAAGCAGGATGGGGTGGTGGGCAGATTCATATAACGATGATGAGCCGCCAATAGGATCAAAACTCTGGCTGCTATCCAGAGAGGTACTGACCGACAGCACGCTGAAGCTTGCGAGGGAGTATGCCGAGGATGCACTTCAGTGGCTGGTCGATGACCATGTAGCGGAATCAGTAAGCGTTTCCGCGGAACGAGGCGGGGTGGAGCAGCTGAATCTGAATGTAGTCATAAAAAGACCTGATCAGGCAACACTTAACCTGCAGTTTCAGAACGTTTGGGGAAGTTGAAAATGCCATTTGAAAGACCTAATTTACAAACGCTGATTGACCGCATTGACGCGGATCTTGAGTCACGGTTATCAACTTCTCAGCTTCGCAGATCCAACGCGAAAGTGTATGCGCGTGTGCTTGCAGGGGTGAGCCATGAGCTGCACGGCTTTATTGAGTTTTTAAGCCGACAGTTGTTTTTTGATACAGCAGAGGCGGAGTACCTTGACCGTTGGGCGTCTATTTACGGGCTTGTCCGCAAACAACCTTCTCTGGCCAGCGGCACGGTGGTTTTTACAGTCCTGGAAGAGGGAGTCACGGTACCGGAGGGAACCTTGTTGCAGGCTGATAATGAGGCGGTATATGAAACGACATCCGCGGTCTCGGAAGGGAAAGCGTCGGTCAGAGCTTTGACTGCGGGGACGGCAGGCAATGTATCGGCGGGCGACACGTTAGTTCTTGTTTCTCCTATTGAAGGAATTTCCAGCGAATGCAAGACGGCAGAGGGCATTTCCGGAGGGGCCGACGAGGAAACGGACGAATCTTTGCGCGCGCGTCTGCTTTCGCGGGTAAGGGAGCCACCGCATGCCGGGACTGCGGCCGATTACAAAGCGTGGGCACTTGAGATTGAGGGAGTAACCAGGGCTTGGGTGTACCCGCTTGAAGGAGGGCCGGGGACGGTGACCATCCGTTTCGTATGCGATAACAGCAGCGACATTCTGCCCTCTGCAGAAATGATTAAGAAAGTGCAGGCATACATTGACTCTGTTCGCCCGGTTACGGCTAATGTCACCGTATCTGCGCCGACCATTCAGGCAATTCCATTCACGATATCCGGGCTCGACCCTAACAATGACACGGTGAAAGCCGCGGTAAAAGCCTCTCTGGAGACACTTTTCAGGCAGGAAGGCGGACCGGGCGCAGTGATTTATTTGTCCCATATCCGAGCCGCTATTTCCGCGGCTGTCGGTGAGACAGATCACACGCTCGTCACACCGGCCGGGAATATAGCGCTAGGGAACAAGATTCTTCCCACTGTTGGAGAAATCACATGGCAGTAACCGCAGCTGAATATGACGCCAATATCAAAGCGCTGCTGCCTCCCGGGCCAGCATGGCCTCGGGATGATACCGGTTCCGTAATGGCGATGCTGATTGAATGTTGGGCGGTGGAGTTTTCCCGTGTAGATTCGCAGGCAATGGCGCTCATTAATGAGGCGGATCCGCGGTTTTGTTCTGAGACATTTGAAGATTGGATCACCCAATGGGGGGTTCCTGATTCCTGCCTTGAGGCCTGGGGGTCGCTGCTCGCGGATGGGTTGACTGAAACCATTCTCCGGCAGGCCTTGCTGCAGAAAATCACAACAATCGGGTCGCAGAGTCTTCAGTTTTTTGTTGATCTGGCAAAAACCTATGGATACAGCATCACGATTGACGAGTTGTTTAATCAAACGGTTTTAAGCACAGTTTTAACGCCGTTTGCGAGCGGGACGGGCTGGGCATCGCAGTGGAGAGTCCATGTTTACAAAAATGCCGGCGCTACCGTTTCGAGGCATACGGCGATAGGGACAGCGGAAGAGGCGCTGGCCTGGTGGGGGGATTCTGTCATTGAATGCGTAATCCGGCATTACGCCCCAGCGCATACCAATGTAATTTTTGGGTATTTTGAGGATTAATAAATATGAAATCAGTCTATCAGTCCCGCGCGGTTTCTTATCCCCCGGAGCTGCCGAATTCTGCTTCTTCAGAGGGATATCCGACAAACGGCAGCCCTACGGGGGGTGTTCTTGCGACGGTGATTGGCGATTATTGGTACAACGCCGTTACCCAGGAGATCGTTAACGCGATCAAAGGGGGAGGGGTTACTCCCGACGCGGCGGATCTGACTCAGCTTGACGCCGCGATTAAAGCGCAGATCAGGACCGTGAATCAGGCTTTGTCTGATGTGGCGGCACAGATTCAGGCGAAAGTCTCACAGGTTGAAGTGGTCCCTTCCGGGATGATTATGTTTTTCCCGAAATCCACTCCCCCTAATGGGAACTGGCTGGTCTGTGATGGGAGAGCCGTGAGCCGGACGGGGTATCCGAATCTATTTGCGATGATTGGGACGCAGTATGGGGCGGGGAATGGCTCTACAACTTTCAATGTCCCTTATTTGATAGATCGTACAGTTTGGGGCGGAACGTCCAATGTCGGCGAATACCGCCAGCCGGGGCTCCCGAATATTACAGGCTCATTTGGCTGCGACGATCGTCAAACGTGGGACGGGACGGTTTCAGGAGCTTTCTGGGCAGATCCGAATAGGCACGAAACAGGCTCTAAATACAGTGATTATGGTCAGGCAATTTTCTTTGACGCCAGCCGCAGTAATCCGATCTATGGGCGATCCGGAACGGTACAGCCTCCGGCTTTGGTTCTGCTCCCCTGCATTCATATTTAATTAAACCTTCATAAAACAGGCAAACCCCGTTCAGACGGTTCCATCTGGTGGCGGGGTTTTTTGTTATCGAGAAGAACCGTTTCCCGATAAAGGTATTTTCTTTTAGGTGGCACCATGAAATTTGAATTCTTAGCGGATGCTTCTGATACGCCGCCGAAGCGACCCAGTAATCCGTCTGTTGGCTATCCATCCAATGGGGACCCTGTAACGGGGAAGCCGCCGACAACGCCCGGGGCGTGGTTTTACTACATGCTGATGGTTGAATTCACTACTCTTATCGAGCAAAACGGGTTAGAGCCAAGCGCGGAGAATCTTCATCAGCTTGCGGATGTTTTTGCTGATTTCAAAGCAAGGGCATCAGCGGCGGAAGGCTTCGCAACGCAAGCCAAGGCGAGCGCTGACGCGGCTGCGGAAAGCGCGTCCGGGGTAGTGACAGAGACCGCCAGCAAAATCAAAGAAATTCAAGATGAGGGAAGTAAGCAGGTTTCTGCTGTCACCGCGGCAGGGGGTTCTGTTTCTGGCGATGTCGAGGCAGGCATAGCGAGCTTGCAGAAAAAGCTTGAGGAGCTGGTTGCCCAGTTAGACGCAGAAGGCGGTACAGAAGCCGCTTACGTTAAACAGCAGGCGCAGGACATCCTCGATCAGATCACAGCCTCTGAATCTAATGCCAAAACATACGCTGAAAATGCTGCGGCCAGCGCGTCCTCTGCTGCAACCACGGTTTCGGATGGAAAACAGGCGATAACAGATCTTCAAGCGGCGGCCGTAGCGGCGATTCAAACACAAAAAAATGAAGCGGTAGCGGCTGTGACAGCCACCCAATCCACAGCAACTGAGAGCGTAACGGCCGCGCAGGCTACTTCTGTGTCTGCTGTGAAAGCTCAGGAAGCGGCGAGCATCCAGGCGATTGAGGCGGATTCTGTTCTTGCTGGTTACACGAAAAAGGATGAGCTGTTTGGAAACGACGGCGCTGGTCCAACGCTAAGGCCCGATATTCTTCCAGCCGCTACCGCCGATACGCCCGGAGCGGTCACAACGGGCGACGGGATCACAAATAATAATGGCAAGCTTACGGTCGATTTCTCGGCTTACGCGAAAGCCACGGATGTCGCCGCGACTTATCTGCCGCTGACCGGTGGAACGATGTCCCTAGGAGCAGAAACCGGGATCAAGTTTAATGGGCAGGCACAAATTTGTAGTTACATGGATGGCGCGGTTTGCATTCGGAATCTGAAAGACCCGACTATGCCAAAGATCTACATGGACAATCTGGGGAGTGGAGGTGGAACCCTCTCGTACACAAATCCTGGGAACTATTTCGCGTTTTCGGCCCCGGTCAAAGCCCCGTCCTTTCAGGCGACCTCTGACGCGAGAAAGAAAACCGGGCTGACTCCGGTGCATCCTGATCTTTCAGGCCTCACCGCCTACCGCTATACGCTGAAAGACGACGGTAAGACGCACGTCGGCCTTGTCGCCCAAGAGGTTGAGAAGGTTATCCCCGAAGCCGTAGCAGAGGATAAAGAAGGCTTTCTGGCGCTTGACTACAACGCCGTTGTGGCCGCTCTGGTGGACGAGGTCAACCAGTTGAAGGCCCGGGTCGCGGAGCTTGAGAGATGAGCGTCAACTATTTCAATTCCGCGGGCACCGACCTCGACAATCTGTTCTACACGAACAACGGAAACGCCGGGGCTGTGGGCTTCATAGAGGCTTCTGGCCAAGATCTTGGCAACCGCTACACGAACGCTTCGACTCTGGGCTATGCGGTTGGCCTCGTGAATTCGGCGGGCACTGATCTTGGGTACCTGCGCGGTAGCGGGGTACCACCGGGGGTTAATAGCTACTGGGCAAATATTGGGAAGTTGTACGTTAACTATAACTCCCATTACGAAAATTTTTCGGATGACGGTGAGAATGAGTACATCGATACAGAACACCACCGAGAGGTATCGGCTTACATCAATGCCGGCATCAATGGCCGTGGGGACGGCGGGGACCTTACCTATCAGCTCTGCGCCGCGGCGATTTCTGGCGCGAAAGCACTAACTGTCAGTTTCGCGCTCTGGGATAACGACACGGCGAAGCACGAAAACTGGAAAAGCCCAACAGTGATAGCCAGCGATTTCACGCTTAACGCTAACTCGGAGTCGACTTGGCTTACAAGCTTTACCGGTAGCTGTAACACAACACCCAGCCGCAATTTCTCGATCCAGATGAAAGGCTCTTACAGCGATCGCCTGACGGAAAACACGAGCGTTCCGCTGGGAATCCGGATCTATCAGCGTATCTACTCCTCGGTCGGGGATTCAGGCTGGGTGCATACCGATATCTGGTTCAGTTAATTTTTAAGGAGATCAAATTATGGCAACAACTTATAACCGTTTCAACGTCAATATCCTTTGCGTCGCGGATTCCGCAGACGCCACGGATCTCCAGAGCAAAGTGCTGCAGGCGCTCAGCTCCGTTCCGAAGCTCACTGTCAAGATGACGGCCCTGGACCGCTGGGTCGATGGGGCTACGGGGAAGGTGAAAGCATACGGCGAAGACGGGAAAGAGCTTGTGGAGACCACGACTTCCACGAGTGAAACCGTAACCGATACCAACGCCACTGGCGCCACTTCGGCCTGACGGGAGACGCGATGGATAAGAAACAAGGGGGCGGTGCTGTAGCGGCATTCTTCGCGAAGCCCACGATAGCCAAAGCCGCGCCGGCCTATGGAGTGACGGCGGCGGAGTTCTGCGGGTTTTCGCTGAACGACGTCCTGACCATGCTCACGATCATCTACACGCTTCTTCTGCTTTTCAACGCGCTTCCGGGCGCATGGAATGGCGTGAAGTTCCTGCTGAACGCGCGTTACCGTCGGGAGAGGGAGAAGCAGATCCGGGAGGACAACGGGAAGAAAGAATGAAAAAAGAAATCCCCGGAAGAGTTGCAGCTCTTTCGGGGACTGAGCAATGTGTACATATGAGGTCTGTACGTGAGAGATGATACCAAAGAAAGAATAGATAAGCCAGAGGCTTTTATGGATGAACAGAAGTTGAAACAGGCTCAGCAAGCGGCTATCAGCGAATACAAAAAGGAGCGTTTCCACTTCTGGAAAGAACTCGTGCTAGTCGCTTGCGCCGTTATCGGGGGCGCGTTGGGCGTCATCGGTTTTATCCGATCTCTGTAAAAAATCCCCGGGAAAGCATGCGCTCTTCCGGGGAAAAACTACTGACTCTATAGACCACTTACTAGACCACCTACGTAAGGAGAGAAACCCTACAGAGGGCATTATAACGAGAAACCGAAGGACGGGGCGCTCGTATGGGGAAAGATGGAGATTTATATGAACCGCTACCAGATCACTGCAATGACCGTTTCCGCCGCTGGGCTAATTGGGATTGCGGGATACGAAGGGTACAGTGCAACAGCCTACAAGGATACCGGCGGGATCCTCACAGTCGGTTTCGGGCACACCGGGAGCGAGGTTAAAGCTTCTACTCGGATGACCGTTTCTGAGGCTATGAAGACTCTGGGCAAAGATGTTGGCCACACAGAAAAGGTCCTCCAGGCGTGCCTCGGCGATGATATCAAGCTGACTCAAAGCGAGTGGGACGCCTATATCTCTCTTGCGTATAACGTAGGCGCTAAGGCGGTTTGTAAGTCATCGATCAAGTGGAAGCTTCAGACCGGACGATACCAAGCTGCCTGTGCGTCAATCCTCTCTTTCGATAAAGTCCGAGTGAACGGGAAACTCGTCAAGAATAAAGGGCTGGCGAACCGGCGGGAAGATGAGTATCGGATCTGTATGAGGGGGCAGGAATGATGAAAAGGGATTTGGCCATTGCCGGGGTCATTATCGGCGCCTTGATAGCGTCCGCGTTCTGGGGGTACTCCAGAGGAAGATCCTCGACGGCGGAGAAGTATGAAGCTCAGATCAGCGAGCTTAAATCTGATTGGCAGAAGCAGACCAGGGCGGTAGAAAAGGAGGCGCAGGAACGGTATGAGAAACAATCAAGACAATTGGCTGATGCGCTTGCCGCGCGAGACAAGGCTTTATCTGACGCTCGTGCTGTGCGGGTTACTGCTGTCCGGGTGCGCGACGCCGCAGACACCAGAGCCAAGAGTGATCTGCAAGCAGCCAGAGATACCGGAGACCGTACTCAAGAGCGCCTCGCCCGATGCGAAAGCCTACTCGGAGAAGGCGCAGAACTGGCTGGGGAGGGTGCAGAGCTTCTTACAAGAGTAGCCGCGGATAAGGAAACAATGAGAGCTACATGCGTGGCGGGGGACCTTCACAACCCTATCAATACTGGGAAAATTGTAGTCAACTGGGCGCCTTCCTTTTGATTTTATAAAAAGGCGCCCCCGAGTTTCCTCAAGGGGCGCGCACAGTTCTCTTGCATCTTGGCCTCTTATTAGGCCGTGCCAGTCTTACAAGGGGAGAGCTGGTGCCCACATGCGAACCACAGTGGCCCTCACGAGACCATATACATTATATATTGACGAAGGGAGAAGGGGCAAGCCCCCTCTCCTTGAGCTTTGCTTACTTCATATTAAGTTTGGCTTCGATAGCGTGGATTCTTTCCATCAGAGAGTCAATCTTTGACGTAGCGGCTTCCAGCTTTGAGTTGGAAGAAGCCAATTTTGCTGACAGATCCCGGTTTTCAGCTGTGAGAGTGCTTACCTGCTGAGTAAGTTCCGTTTTGTTTACCCGCACGCTGTCACCGCCAAAGCGATAATGCACGCCGAGATTCCCCATCACATCACTGCCAGAGGCGATTGATCCTCCCAGGCTGACCATAAAGTTCTCCGTCGGGCGGACGAAGATACCAAGAGCAGCCGCTCCGCTGCTGTGGTATTGGCCAAGGCCGAGAGAGGCGGACACCCGATGATTTTCATCGAAGTCCAGCGGATGCAGTGCGGCAAGAGCAGCCGCATGCGCGCCGGCACGATGGATCTTGCGGTTAAGTTCCGCGCTGCGGTTATACAGTTTGGAAATGTCATCAGAGTTCTGCTGAACGGCCTGATTCGTCTGATACAGCTGACCGCCATTCACGGCATCCGTAGAGTTTGCGGAAACGCTGCCAGCAGCAACGCCGGTGATCTTTTTGCCGTTGGCATCGATACCGTTCGGTCCAAGGTAGGTATTGGAATAGTCAATACCAGACTGAGCAGAGTGAGACAGTCCCACGGAGTAGATGGTTGCCCCGGTATTGGTTAAGGCATTTTCCTTCCGTGTTGTGATATCGATATAGCCCTGGCTGGCAGATTCCACCTTCGTAACGGAATTCTTCAGCTGCGAGAGGTTAACCGCATCAGTGTCGTTTTCGCCAGCAGCCACATTCTTGATGGTTTGCCCGCCATTATCTAGTCCATTGGATTTAAGGCTTACCGTTGTGCTGTCCTTGGCGATGGTCACGCCACCAGCAGAGATAGTCGTCTTTGCGGCGTCAGCCTCAAACTCCGCGCTTTCCATGCCGGTGAGTTTCTTATTCAGTCCAACCTGGTAGTTATGGGAGCCTGAGGGAGTCTCTGCGACGGTGAGGTTCCCATCAGTCGTAGCAACAGTCGTAGTCGCGGCAGCTGCAGCCTTCTTGAGCTGTGCAACGTTGACCGCGTCGGTATCATTTAAGCCTGCCGCCACCCCCGTAATCTGCCGCGTTACCTCATGTTCAACATCACCGACTGAGACGGCTGCTGCTGTTGATTTCCAAGCAACTGAAGTTTCTGTAGATGCCGCTCCGGTCGAAAGGTCGTAGCCTGCAACGCCCTTATCTGTAGAGGCAACAGAATTAGCCCCTAACGCAACGCCGCCATTGACGGTGACGTCTGCATTATGGCCAATCATTACCGTATCGCTGATGTCAGATTTGTGAGTTTTGACCGGAACTTTCTCTGTTGAGATGTCCTGGGAAACACCATTTGCAGTGACGCTATAAGTTTCCGTTACTTGCTGGGCCTGTGGCTGGTCCTGTGTCTCCATAGAGCCAATAATTACATTATTTCCTCCGCCAGAAAGAGTGTGATAATCGCCTATCACAATGTCACTCTGACTGCTGGATACGGTATTTCCTGTGCCAATCAGGGAGGTGTTCTTAATGCTGGTTCCAGTGTTGTTGTCGCCCAAAACCTTCACCTGAAGGCTGTTATCTACGGTGTTTTCTAAGCCAGTGATATAAGTCTGCGTAACGTTTTCAGCCGTGTTCTTGTAGCCGTTCAGCGCATTGTATTGGCTTATGGAACTGGACGTGCCTTTGAGCGTATTGTTAACGCCGATCAGCTGCGAGGCTTGGGTGTATTCAGCCTGATTCCCCCCACCCAAAACAAGAGTTGCGCCGCCAGAATAATTTTGTAGACCATCGATAAAGGATTGCTGTAACGCAGTTACTGAATCGGGATGCCCCGTATAGCCGCTTGCGTCAATGTAATTAGATGATTCTTTGACTGTATTCCCCGCGCCGATGACTACAGCTCCATTGCTATTTGTTACCTTGTTAGCTACACCGCTTGACAAAGTGCCCGTCATAGACTCGTTGGAATTAAGCGTACCGATGACAGTTGCGAAGGCATTTTTTGTTGCGTTTAGAGTATCCATACGGCCGTTGCCTGCGTATTGGCTGGACTGAACGTTATAGCTGCCAATCGTCGTGGCAAAACCACCACCTGTATAGGAATTAGTGCCAATCGTTGTGGCGGCCGGTGAGTGTCAAATGATCTTTCGCCGAAATTGTTCGTAAAAAAATAGGTTGCA